CTACCATAGAAGCCGCCGCAACCTTTAAGATATAAGCCCAATCAATGCTCGCCGGATCGAAACCCGGAGCATTGAAAGCGGAGGCAAGATAAGTGAATATCCCCGAACCTACGGCGACAATTAGACCACGAATTAGATCGCGATTATTTAGTCTAAAGTAATTACTCATAATTTATTTTATTTTTAAGCGACCTTTATAAGTTTTAGTAAATATTTCCAAAGCTGATCTATGGCAAGCCGGAGGCCGGATATTTTTTCTGGGATGGTAAATTCTCGAAAAATCGTATCTCCATGTGGGAAAAGGGATTCGACGATTCTTTTATAATTGGCTTCGGGACGGGTATCGGTGAAGGATTTTGTGTGAACGTCATCCTCTAAAATTATACCATTATAAGCAAGGCGGGCATACCAGCCATGCAGGATTTCGTGGATTATATATTCGGTGATATATTCGGGAGTGCTAATATTTAAAATTGGGAATTGGATTATGTTTGCTCCTAGATAGAGTTGGGGAAATTCTACTGGGGTAAGCTGGCCGCCGGACTTATAGGTGAATATGGCGAAGTGATGATTTTTTATGTCTGGGGCTATAATGGCTTTCACGAGGTCGGGATCAATTATTTTTACTGTGGTCATTGTGTTATTCGCACCGGTAAGAACATGAGCCTCGGTTATTTTTAGGATTTCGCTTTTATAGAAGATACTAGTGGTTGTTCCAATGCCAAGATTTTCAAACCAATTCGTTACTTTGCCGATAGCATTTAGGATTGGATCTTTATTTTCGATATCCACTAGGAAGAAGACGATGCGTTGGATTTTTGGGGTGAAATTGGCCTCTGGTTGGGCATTTTCGAGGGGTCTGGGAGCTTCTTCGGAGTATATCTCCCCTAGGGTAGCGGAAATGGATAAATTGAGGCGTTTGGCTATAAATTGGGCGTATATTAGGGGATTATTGGAGTCCCAAGACGGCGCCCAGACATTGCAGAAATCGAGGATGGTGGAGCTGGGGTCGAGGCTGGTGCGAGTTTGGCCGAGGCATTTCTTTTTGAGATCGAAAATTAGGGCGGCAAGTCCTTCCTCATAGGAATCGAAATAAGAAAAACCATCCCGTGTTCCGGCTTGGAATTTCGATAATCTCAAATTTCCTGGGTTTTTATTTCTCCAAGCGCGACTGCCGGGAAAATAGCCCTCGTGATCTTGTATGGCTTGCGCGAATTCTTTTAGGCGATCCATAATTATCTACTTAGTTATCCACTTTTATATCCACAAAAGTAATTTGCTGAATTATATCATAAGTTGTATTCTGTAAATAGATGAGTTGGCATCGTACCAAGCAAGGTTATCTTCTTGAATATTTAAGAAGCCCCCGGTGCCAACTCACCGGGGGCGATTGTTTTATGGATAAATTAGATCAAATTTCAAAAGAGATTCAAGAATGGATCGAACTACGGGGAACATATGTTTACGCCGCCAACGATTACTTTTTAGATTCTCTTAAACCTAATGCTCGTAATTTCAATGAATTGAGACGTAAATACGAGGAATTAAACGAAAAGGCCGATGAAATATATGAAATTATCAAGAAATTAACATCTGAATATGAACGAATTGCCGATAGGAGAAGGGAAAAAGGCACTTAAAAAGCTAAAAAAGGTCAAAGAACCCATCGCGAGAGTAGATTATATCGCTGATTTTGAAGATTTAGTTGATATAGTTGCAAATGACTCACATCCACGTTTTCTTTTGGCGGATGGAGAACTTGTAGATGAAATGGACATAAATGATCGGACGTACAGCCCACCTCCAAGCAATTCTTTCGATTGGCTTTTACCCCGATATGATGGCATAGAACCTCATATTTCTAAACATTCGGACGATAAGGACTTATCGGACGACAAACGCGGATGTGGCGAATGTTTGAGGCTTTTTAATGATTTAGTAGATTATCACAAACAATTCTCTGAACTCCCGAATGATTCATATTATGATCTATTAGCTTTGTGGGACTTCCATACATATTTAATAGAGAAATTTGATTTTTCCCCTATTATCTATTTCTTTGCAGTAAAAGAACGGGGTAAGAGTAGAACTTCTAAAGGAATGATAAATGTAGCTCGTAGAGGTATAATGACGGAAACATTAAGAGAAGCTAATTTAATTCGATGGGGAAGGGATCATAGAGCTACTCTTTATTTCGATATTAAAGACTTTCCTAAAAAATTAGTTAGAAATCAGACAGAAGATTTAATTTATGGAAGGGTAGAAAGGGGAGTTACGGCTTCTAGGGTCTTATATCCGGAAAAAGGAGCGTTCAAAGATACAGTTAGATTTGAAGTATTTGGCCCTACAATAGTTACTTCCAATAGAATGATTGATGATATAGGAGAATCTAGGGTTTTTCTTATAGAAATGAAGCCAAGTAAACAAATATTTAAAAAAGAACCAATCAAAGAATTAGCATTACCTTTAAAAGAAAGACTGACTGCTATGAGATTTAATCATATTTCTACTAATCTTATAGAATTAGAAAAACCAGACACGGGCAGAGTAGAAGATTTATTTATAGGTTTTCATAGGATGGTAAAAACATTAATCCCACAGATAGAAGATAAATTTTTAAAATTAAAGGAAGTAGTAAAAAAACAAAAGAAGGAATCCGCAGTTGATACTTTAGAAGCGAAACTAGTCCAAATAATTATGGACTTAGAGAATAAAGTAGAATTAGGAACAGCCGTATTAACTTTTAAAGATATTACGGATCAATACAATGAAGGTAGGAATATAAGATTACAATTAGATGAAAAAGTAATATCCAGTATTACAAAAGCAATGGGGTTTATTTCAAAAAGAAATAGTCATAGAACATTAAGGGGTATATTCTATGATATTGACTTATTAAGGCAGTTAGTGGTTTCGTATGGTTTAGAATGGAAAGAGAATAATAACTCACTCACCCAAACACAGTCCGATAAGTCCGAGTTGTCCGAAGATTTAGAATAAAATGGCTCAAAATCTATCTTTTAGTAAAATGAAGATATACTGCAAATGTTCCTGTCATAAATTGAGTTGCAAATGTTCTTGTCACGAGTTAAAACGTCTAAAATGGCCTAAAAAATCTATACGAAAACATCATTGTTGCTTAAAAACTCATGGAGAAGGTTGAATTAAATAAAATTTATCTTGGTGATACTTTGGAGGTTTTGAAATCATGGCCAGACGAATTTGTGGATTGTATTGTAACTTCTCCCCCTTATTTTGGCCTTCGCGATTATGGCGTAGAAGGACAGATTGGTCTTGAGAAAACTTTTGATGAGTATTTAAAAAAGATGCTTTTGATCACGAATGAATTAAAAAGAGTCCTAAAAAAGACGGGCACCCTTTGGTGGAATCATGGGGACTCTTATGGAACTGGGAGCGGGGCTGGAGTACGAGAAGGAAAGCAAGCAACGAATCGTGGAACACAAACGAATGAGGGTTGGCAGAAGGAGGGAAAGGCGAGCGTCCCCGGATATGAAAAATCTCTCCTCTTTCAAAATTATCGTTTGATAATACGAATGATAGATGAACAAAAATGGATTTTACGTAATACGATTATATGGCATAAACCGAATTGTATGCCTTCATCAGTAAAAGATAGATTCACAGTGGATTTTGAGCCGGTTTTCTTTTTTACGAAATCGAAAAAGTATTATTTTGAAACTCAATACGAGCCATATCAGGGGCCAATAAATAGGTGGGGTGGAAACTATTTTAATCTTCGCGTCCCGAACGCGAAGAAAGCAAAAAGTTCACAATATATAGCGAGTGAAAAAGAACAACAACAATATGCGATTGCGGCAAGAAGTAGAAATATGAGACCGGACGAACGAGGTCGGAATATGCGTTCTATTTGGAAGATTCCAACCAAACCCTATGCCAGCGCTCACTTCGCTACATTTCCACCTGCGTTGATTGAAGTGCCGATCAAGGCCGGATGTCCGAAAAATGGAATCGTCCTTGATCCCTTTATGGGTTCTGGCACAACCGCCGAAGTCGCATGCTATTTGGGAAGAAATTATATTGGAATAGAATTAAATCCCGAATATATAAAATTAGCTGAAAAACGTCTGAAACAAAATATTTTAAATTTAACTATTTCCCCGCCAATCCCCCAAAAAACACCCTCAAAGCCTTCCAAAGTCCCGTAACCCAGTTATCCGTAAGTAAAATACCATTATCTAGGTAGTATTTGGCTTGTTCTTTGGGCAAATCAACAAACATATAAGCTCCATATTTCTCAACCATGGTATTTATCACCCTTCTGGGAAAATAATGCTTGCCCTCATCTCCGACTTCTTTACCGTAACTATTTTGAATAACTAAATAAGGCTCATTGTCTACCGTTTTCCAGCCCACGACGCAAATCATGTGGCCGGTTCCATTAGTAACCAGATCGGGTATCATGGGTTCATATAAATTCCACGCCCAATCCACGCCCAGCCCAACAGCCCTTTTTAAATCCCTAAATTCATAAATAGAAGCCCTAATATTGTCAAAATGATCGTAGTGGCCGGTTATCTTAAAAAAACTCTTTTTCTTATAAGGTTTGGCTTTTTCAACCCAAAACTCTATATTATCCGGCCAGTTATCTATTTCCCGCAATATATCCCCGTTTTTTTCGTCTAACGTCAATGGGGAGTTTTCTCTATTCAAAGCTCCGTACTTTATATGAGTTTTCATGGCTGTCCGAATATCTTGACCCCATTCGGCTACGTCATCCGAGATCACCTTACTCATGGCAAACGTCCAGGCTGGTTCGATATCTATCCCTTCCTGAATTTCAGACATATAACCCGTGGCAAAGGCGGTACAAAAATCCGTATTATATTGATTTTCCACCTTAGGGACATCGAAAATAAACTCCACAGGCAAGGTTTCAGGTTTTGGAAGTTTCAGGATTGCTCCCAGTTTGAAATCCCGCTCATCCGGCGGAGTTGGTTTTAACCCAAAATTTCTTTCACCTTCAATAATTTCATCCATATTATCTAGCCGAAGTCCCATTCACCTTCCATAAATTATATAAATTGTTCACTGCTCTGGTATTTTCGTCCATTGCCCTAACTAAGCGTTCTTTTACTTCCCGATCTTCTTTCGCGGCTTGTGAAGAATTTTGTTCATGCGCCTCAACTTTCGCCACGATACCGGCATTACTTTCATTTAATTGAGCGTTAATCGTCCTATAATAAAGAAACCCAATCACGATAGCGGCCAAAATCCCGAAAGAATTAAGAATTAACCACTTAGGATCAATCTTAAATATCCATTCTTTGAAATTATCCGCGTTATTTTTATTTTCTGTTGTCATCCTTTTTCTCCTCCAGTATCTATCCAATCCCTGTCCCAGCTATCTTTATTGGGAATCATCGGCCTTTTTAAAGACTTTTCCTCTTGTGGAATGTCCAATTTAAAATCCATATCTTGCAGTAGGAATCTCATGGCAAAAAACACGAAACCCGCCCCAACTATCGTAACCACTAAAGTTTCCAATAAAAATTTTAATCTTTCATTCCTCATCTTTTCTAAGAATTATCGCCATACTCACGCTCGCCGCTATCACAAATATCACCCAAATCAAAAACATCATCTTAAGCATATAATAGATTCTTAATCACGGAAAAATCCGGCATTAGCCAATCCACGAAATCAAACAGCATAAACCAGCCATCTTCCAAATCTTCGGATTGTTTATTGTCGGCTCCGCCTGCTCCTTGAGTTTGTTCATTGCCAAATGTCCAAAATGTAGTGGAATCTGATGTATTATTATAAATAGTCAAAATATCGGCTGTGCTTAGTGCTTGTTTATAAACTCGGACTTCGTCAATGAGGCCGTTGATATAGTTCGTCAGATAGGCACCTATGGTTATAGGATTGACTGGATCATCTGAAGTAAATGGCCCCTTTGCCGTAGTATTATTCCCGACTTGAACACCATTCCGATAGAGGAGTAAATTATCGGTCGCTGCATCTACCGTAGCGACGAGATGAATCCATTTCCCAATGTTGTTGGCACCGCCACTCACATCGGTTGCGATGAATGCCGACCCGATGTTTGTATCCCGCATTATTATTCGCAAGTCTCCGTTGGAATTATGAGAAAGAGCAAAACGACCAAAGCCACTAGTGTTCGTTGATTCATAATATAGGGATGCTTCGATAGAAGGAGTTCCGCGCGCCTTATACCAAAGACTAATAGTTGCCTTGCTCAACCCCTTCAAACTGGCTGTTTTACCGACATCCACATAATCATTACTCCCATCAAAATCCAAAGCTCCATCAATATATCCAGTTACTAAATCAGCATTATTCATCTTATTAGATTGACCATTATTAGCGTTATAAGTCGAATCCGTAAAATCGGGCGAGGTTGTAGTCGCGAACTCCGGCACAGATAAATCCCAAATTCCCACAGGGTTAATAGGTGAAGATGTGGCGTAAGTTTGCCCTGGAGAATTTAAATCTATGGCATTAGCATTTCCATAATACATGGCTAATACTTTAGCCGTGGTGGACGAAATATTAGAAGTACCCAAATGAACAGTAAAAGCTCCCGTGGTCGAAGCGTATTTCTCAAAATAATGAGGTATAGCTGTAAGGGAAACGCCAAATGAACAAGTGGATTCATCCACAAAAATAACATCTATGGGCGTATCAGTAAAAAGAGTGGGATTAGTAGTCGTGCCGATAAGTTGGATATTTCCCGATGAAGAAGTAGCTGCCAAAGAAGAAACAGTAGAAGTCGCTACTAAAGGAAATAATCCTATTGTGGTAGTAGCTATGCCATCAGTATAACCATTATTATTACTGGTAACCGTGCGACAATAAGTGTAATTAGTGGCGTTAATAACGCGAGAAGGCTCTGCATAGGTAACATAAATAGAATATATATTAGTATCGGAGGCGTCCACTTCTGTCCAAGGGTCTTCGGCTTTTCTTGTTGCGTAAGCCCCCGCGCCATCAGTTTCTTCTATATATTTACGAACTGATGGCCCACTAACATCTCCTCGTAAATATAATTCTTCTCCAACACCTGCAATATCTTCATAATCTAAAAGAATAGACATAATGTAATCGTCATTACTAGTGAGAGTCTCAGAAGCGGCGGTAAAAGTTTTAAATCCAGCAGTTGTAGTAATTACTAAATCAAGAATTTCAACACTTGCTACAAGATTATGTGAATTAGCCCCCGCACTATCTTCTCTATATAAAGCGGCGAAAGCATCAATAGTTTCAGACACGGCACTCCCTTCTAAACCAACATGGATAGAACTGAGAGTCCCAGCTTCAGGCAGAATCTCTGGTCTACCATGTTGTACTGTGCCAAGACCTTGCCAAGCTAATGTCGCAATTTGAACAGAACCCAATGCTCTAAACGCAAGCGTAGGGTCAATTCTTATGGGATAAACCGCAGTATCCAAAAAGTCTTGCGGGACAGTTACGCTTAAAATTCCATTCTGATAATCTAAAATTCCCCATTCTTCTTTTCCATCTGCGTCAATAACTTCTGGTCGATAAATATGAAATGCTTTACCCGTAGCATAATTAGTTAAACCAATTTGGTGGTTCTTTCTCGTTTTATGGTACACCGCATAACTTCCTATTACGTTTTCCGGCATAATAGTTCCTTTATCAATTTCTTGCTGGGTCAGAGCTGGTTGGTAAAAAAAATCAAGACTTTCAGCTCCTTCAATCTGAAAATCAAAAACATTCTTAACTGGCTTTTTATCCAGGATAATATCAATCTCTATTCCCTCATCCCCTTCAAATGAAACAGGATAAACATTTAATTCTTCATTCGTTCCTTTCCAAGCAAATTTATTAGTCAGAAATGGCCGAGTACCCGAAGCAATAATAGAATCATACTTTATTCCCAAATCTATCTCTCCATTCCATTTTTTTAATCTGATTTCGGGTAGATTTTTAGATACTTCCACCTTAGATTCTCCAGCACTAGTAAGATTCTCCACAATTCTGACCTCGGCCGAATCTATCTTATCCGTGAAAGGATTTATCTTAGCGTCAGTAAATAAAGTTACTCCCCCTACCAGAAGTAAACCTCCTGCTCCGATTAAGATTTTCTTTACGGGAGGCATATTACGGCAGACAACTTCTATAATCTATCTTCGTTGAACTGGCTATTATGTCGTATCTTTGAGTGCGGTTGTCATATTTCATTCCAATCCATGTGGCTCCATTAGGGTTGGGGTTAATCGTAGTAGTGCCATTCCACCAAATTAATTTATCCGGGTGTATCCATGTGATTGTTCTTGAGCCGATACTATCTTGGCAGAATTTTATGGAATAATTCCCCGGTCTGGGATTAGAAGAGGTTGAATTTACCACAATAGTCGCATTTTGATTGAGAATAATTCTTTGGTCATTTCCATCATTCCAGTTGATAATATAAGCCGCCGAACCAGTGGTGGAAGCGAAATACTTAAAGAATTGCCCATTTAAACCGATATTCCCGACAACTCCCAAAGCTCCGTAAGGAGTGGAAGTTCCTATACCAATACCCGAATTTGAAATAATCCAATCTCTGAACGTGGAAGTAGCCGCGATAGTGGCACGGGATAATCCCCCAGTTGAGATAGTAAATTGCGTACCCGAAGCGTTAATTACCGGGGTGAGTATGCCACCTAAAATCGTGGAAGTGGCGTGAGAAAAAAGAGTAGCTCCACTAACCGAAAGAATAGCTCCGGGCGTATCCGTAGCAATCCCCACGTTTCCTCCGTCCAGAATAGTTATTCTGGCTACATTTCCTGTCCCTATATCAATTCCTGTTCCACTCAAAGATTGTATCCATTCGCTCGAATCCTCCACAAAATTTATTTGATTAGTATAAAACCCTCCATCGGCCACATTGAGTGAACCCACCGGGCTGGTCGTTCCAATGCCTACCGCTCCGGATGAATTTATAATCATTCTGGGAGCACCTCCTCCAACATAAAAATTAAGAGTTGAAGTGGCCGCGATATGCGGAGTAATTAAACCAGCAAATAAGGTTGAACTAGCTGTAAAACCCGAAGTAGTAGCCACTGATAAGCCAAATCCAGGGCTAGTCGTGCCTATCCCCAATCCTCCAGCCGCGTTTATGGTCAGAAGTCTATTATCGGAAGAATCTTGAATCCTGAAATAATCTCCTCGTTGGTTGGCCACTCCTTTAAGCCCAAAGAGAATCGCCGAGGTTGTGGTTGATGTTACGGATAAAGCCGCTCCGATTGTAGTCGAAGCAGTAGCTCCGATTTCGACTAAATCATTATTGGTAGTGAGATTTATCCTCACCCCATTATCGTCCCAGCCGCCTGCCCCACCACTTCCGCCTCCTCCGCCCGCGATTGTGCAATCGGTGGAGTCAGCTCCATCATCAACGCAATCCACTCCCGCCCCTATGAAATTAAGAATAACCCGTTGTGTAAGGTTAGAACCTTCATTTTGAATCGTGGCGTAAGCACTCCCGCCGCCATCAGCTCCGCAAACGATATTCCCATCCGCGTCCGTGTCTAAAGTTGAATTTCCATTACAATTAAGCAAGGTAGCCAAACGTATTCCGCCAGTAGGAATCCTCAATCCCGCTGATGTGGTAGTCGCGATATTTTCCAGTCCGCTAACCGAAAGCCCGCCGGTAAAAGTGGAAGTGCCAGTCGTTGTCTGCCGTATCGTCCCCCCGAGAGTTAATCCATTCGTTGAAAGCCCACCTGTAGCTAAAATAAGACCTCCACTCCAAGTAGATGTGGCGGCGGCTGAAATATCTATAACTCCCGCGCTTTCAATACTTCCACCAGAAATAGTTAGTCCTGTCGCAGAATGTAATCCGCCCGTGCCGACACTTATTCCTCCCGTGAATGTTGAAGTCCCAGCATTGGTTTGCCGTATATTACCGCTTACCAAAAGACCAGTAGTATTTAAACCATCCGTGGCTACTTGTAAGCCTCCAGCCCAAGTAGATGTGGCCGTGGTAGAAATATCAATATTACCCGAAGATTGAATATTCCCTCCCGTGAGGGTCAATCCCGAAGCGGAAGTTAATCCCCCAATAGCGGCCACTGAAATCCCTCCGGCGAAAGTCGTAGTAGATACTGATGTCCAAGCATTCGTAGCCGTCAAATCAAGCGCGATTGTTCCCGAAGTTGTTATTATTCCTCCAGTTAACCCTCCGCCGGCAGTAATTGAGGTTACAGTTCCCGAACCTCCTCCTCCCCCGACGCAAACTCCATTTATAGCGAAACACCCAGCTGATAAATCAATTCCTCCGGCAAGCGTGGAAGTTCCAGCGGAAGAACCCTTTATAGTTCCGGAAAGAGTTAATCCATTTGTATTCAACCCACCCGTAGCCACAATTAAACCTCCCGCCCATGTAGAGGTCGCAGTTCCCGAAAGGTCTATATTTCCATTAGATTGAATATTCCCACCCGTAATAGTAAGACCTGCCGCAGAAGCCAAACCGCCTCCATTCACCGAAAGTCCGCCTCCAAAGGTAGAGGTGGCGGTTGTGGTAGATTGCAAAACTCCGGCGGAAAGGAGTCCATAAACCGTAGTAGAAGCCGAAAAGATAGTTGAGGAAGCGTGCAAGGAAACTCCGGGCGTGGTTGTACCGGATATGGCCAATCCCCCTGCCGCGTTTATTCTAGTAAGGATATTGCTGTTGGAATCTAAAATTCTTAGAAAATCCCCATCTTGTCCAGCCGCGCCCTTCAGACCAAATAAGATGGCGGCTGTAGTGGTTGAAGTTACCGAGAGTTGAGCACCTATCGTAGTTGAAGCCTGTGCTCCTATTTCAACCAAATCATTATTAGTTGAAAGATTGACCCTGACCCCATTATCGTCCCAGCCTCCGGCGCCTCCACCTCCGCCGCCACCGCCGCATGAGGTTGTCGTAATCGCGCCAGTGCCATTTCCTATTAGACATTCTCCCGAATTAAAAGTCGCCGCGCCGGTTCCGCCTTGATTCACTTGTAAAACTCTAAGTTGCGCATTTCCAAAATAAGGAACAAAGAAAAGCAATCCCATCAGGAATCCAGTTATGCCTATTAAAAATAATTTTAATAATTTCATGCTTGGTAAATTATAAATCCTTCAATAGTGGTTCCCGTGGCCGCGGTGAAACCGACCGTGGTAAATGTTCTTTTCACGACTGTGAAATGAGTAACTCTTTGCAACCATTGTCCTTGGTAAAACGCCCATATAGATCTGCCCTTGGCCGCTGGTTCTTTGGGAAGGGTAAAAGCGGTAGTAACATCATCTCCCGAAAAAGCAAACGGTTCTATTCTCATTTGTCTTCCCCCGAAAATTGAAACCTGACGAGGCATATTGTTAAATCTCTGATCTATCGCCGATAATTGTTCCTTGACTCCTTTGATAGCGTCTATGGAAACTCGGTTCTCACCCGTTAAGGAATGAATCTTATCGCGTATTTGCTCTGAAGTATCGGGCGAGCCGTCCTTGCCGTCCCGACCGTCTTTACCGTCGATCCCGTTTCTGCCGTCCAATCCGTCCTCCCCGACTTCCCCTCGCTCCCCTTTCGGGCCTATCGAGCCTATGTCCCCTTTCTCACCTCTATCAACCAAAGCTAACTTCATCATTAAACGCATTACTATATTTTCCGTTTCTTCGTCGGGAGTGGATTTATGGCGCATCATTTCTTTCATTTCAGTCATGTGGTTCTTCATTTTCTCATCCATCTTATCCATCGTTTCTTTCATCTCGCCCATTTCTTTGTCCATATAGGCGATATGTTCATCCAGCCGATTTTCAAGTTCTTCCACAGTATCAAGAACATAAAGATCGGCGTTTTTACCGCCTTTTTCGGCTAAACTGACAATTCGTTCATCTTTTCTTGACAATTCGTGTGGCATGGTATAAAGTTAGATAATCGTGTGGGAAAGCATACGAAGGTTACTAGCTAGGCCGCTCAACGCTTTCCCGTTGGGCGGTTCTATTTATGTATAAATTATTAATTCTATTATTCATTTTTCCCTTATTTGTTTCGGCTTATTTCAGCCGCGATCTTTATTATGGTGTTAAAAATGATCCTCAAGTTACTGAACTCCAGCAATTCTTGAAAGATCGAAATGTTTATTCCGGCCCCGTAACCGGCAATTTCTTTTCTCTTACTCGCCAAGCCGTAAAGAATTTTCAGATCAGAGAAGGAATTATTTCTACCGGATATTTCGGGCCGTTAAGTCGAACTAGAGCCAACATAATTTTATCAGAAAAATCATCTAAGTTAAATGAGGTAAAAATTCAGAGTAAACCAATAATTCAATCTCCTATTATTATGCCTACTTTTCCACCCATTATCCCAACTCCTGATACATCCCCAACTCCTTATTCCGTAATTTATCCTCCTTTTGTATATGTCCCCCCTAAGCCGACTACTTTATACGATGTGGAAGTAAGTGGTGGAAAATCTTTCAGTCCGACTAAAGACAATAGAATTATAGGAATCTTTTCTTTGTCGGGTTCGTTAGACTTGGGATTTGATGAAATGCGTATTGTTGATATCGAATATGAGACTAATATCAACGAAGCGACATCATCGTATTTCATACTTTATACAGCCGATGGCCAGCGTCCTCTGTTTAAACTGGGCAAATCGCTTACGGAATTAAATCCTTATAGTTTTTATTCCCGTAAAGATTTCTATATTACGCTTGACGAAAATTTTGAAGGTACTAAAACTTACGAAGATTCTGGAATCTATTACCTGACATTCAAAAAGATAAAATTATCTTCTCCCTCCGGCAATATTCACTATGTTTCAGGTCAGCCATTTGGTTTTACTTTTGTGGTTAGATAATATGATTTTATTTTGGATCATCCTCATTTATATTATTTATAAAATTATTCAAGGAATAGCATATATTATTTCTTGGCGGCAGTGGGTTCACCGACAGTAATCTTTCTTGCTCGTCTAATAAGTTCATCTGGTGTGTTTGCTTTTTTCTTTAATTGATCAAAAGCCCACATTATAAGTGAATTAGATGTCGGTTTTGTTGCTGAAATATTTAATTGTTCGAGCATACTTTTTTGTCTAGCATCTCCTAAAACATCCATTATATAACGAGCTAATGTAGCTTCGTTTACTAAATCGATATTGGTTTCATCAAGTACATCCGCAAATAACTTTTTTGTATTAGCATCTGATGGACTGAATACACGCTTCATTAATGCGCCACCTTTTTCTCCTTCAACTCCAAGTTTAAGATTAAGTTCATTTCTCGTATCAACGAGTTCCGAATATCTACTATTAAGATTACGATAGTTATTCGACAACTGTGATTTTAATGCTTCGTTAAGTTCTCCAGTAATCGGTCTTAATGTTTGTTGTACATCACTTGTAATGGGAATAGTCAAATCGCGCCTTCCTGTATAAATCCTGTCTTGAACGAAATCTATAAATCCATCTACTTGTAATGCGGAAGGATTATCGCCGAGTTTTTCTGCTTCAGTTAATATATCTTGATAAACTTTTTTATTTCCTTCTACTTGGATTTTATTTCTAATTGCATTTTGTAAATTTTGACGGAATTTCAACATAATATTGCCGACCGGTTTCCGACCTACAGCACTTTCCAAAACTGCGGATTTATTTTGTCCAATAGTATTTAGTTTTCTATTTATTTGATCTAATGCTTCTTGTGCTCTCGTTCCTGCGTATTCAAGAGGTGTTATATTTTTGTTATTTTCCGATGCTTTTTTGGCAATATTTACATAATTATCAAAAGTTATTGTAGGTGTTTCTTTCAAGACTGTTTCTACATTTGTTTTTATAGGTTCTTGTACCCAACTCTTAGTTTTTGAGATGGCACTTTTTGTTATTTCAGTCCCTCTCCCAATGACTCCACTGATTTTTTCTCTTACTGGAGTAGAAATATCTTTTTTGAGAATATCTGGAGCGAATTCTACTAATGGCTTATTCAAAAATTTGGCTAATTCAGGAATAGTCTTTATTGATTGTTTTTCTAATGTTCGCGCGATAGTTTTACTTAAACCCAATGAGATAACTGGTAAATCTAAACCAATTTCAGCAAGTTCTTTTGCTTGTGATTTTAAATCTTTCGGCTTAGCCATTCCGCCCGGATCAAGTTCTTCAAGAATATAGGGTAATTCTTCTTCCGCAGTTACATAAGGAGATATCCCAGTCGCGATTCTCCGACCAGTTGGAGTGATTCCAGAAATCTCTCCTAATTCTTTGACAAATTCCTTGGCCTGTCCTAATGGGCTAGTTATCCTTTCTTCTTCTATTTTAGCCGTTTCAAACTCTTTTTTTCTTTGTTCAATAATATCCTGTCTTGGTCTCCCAGCTGGCTGTATTCCCAATCTTTGTGCTTTTTGTAATAATGTTTCGGTCATTATAATTCTTTTAATAATCTTATTTGTTCGTCAGAATATCCGGCGGCTCGCAGTTCGTCTTCTTCGGTAGTAATTCTAACTTCCATACCTCCTCCGCCTAATGCTCTTGCTTTGGCTTTTATAGTCAAATCTTTAATCCTATTTAATTCTGCTTTGAAATTTTCTTCACTTGTATTATATTTTCCAATTCCAATACCATCTTTTTTAATTTCCCACGATCCTATCTTGGTAGCCGCACTTTGAAGTAAAATTCTTTCTTGATCTGAAAGCGCGCCTAATGTCCCCCCTCTTGCTTTCAGATTAACAAGTGTGTCTATTGTTTCCTTATTTACGAGTTGCGCAACCCCCGCGGCAAAATCTTGACCACTACCAAAACGATCTTGCAATGAAGTAATTCCCCTTGTTAGAAATGTCGGCCCAACGCGAGAATCCAATCCTTTATGATTTATAAGATTATCAATCAGATCTATTTTATCTTGCAATACTTCGGTAGTTGCCTCTGCTGTTATTACTGGATTTTTCTTTTGTGCCTCTTCAAATTGTTCCGTAGCGATTTTTTGATTTCTAAGTGCATATTCTAAATTAAATTGTCGTCTATCTTCATCAAATTTAGCCATTGAAAGATTAAATGTTTTTTCTTGCAACGATCTTTGGAACTGTTCTTTTTCTACTTCTCTTCTAAAATCTTCTCCCAAATAAAACCCAGCAAGTTGTAGTGCTTCTTGGGAACTTCGTGCCGATTGAATCTTTTGAAGAATACCAGAAGTTGCACCTCGTTTTGCCGCTTCGACCGCATAACCTTTTATTTCTTTTTCAATCGATTCTTGTCGAGCTATTTCTCTTGCCCGTGCCTCCTGTGAATCTTTCTGTATTTGTGCTCTGTTTCTTTCCGCTAATGTATAAGCTGGACTTTTTAATATAAGATCAAGATTGGCCATCTTAACAGCAATTTCTTCCTTAATTGGATCAAACTTTTGAGCCACTGCCCTGTCTACTTGATCATACGCTAGTTGTAAATTACCTCTCGATGCTTCTAAAAGTGAAGAAATCCCTAGTGCCTGAATCGCATTTGTTCTTAACGCGCCAATCTCTAAGGGACGCAATCCTCCGGCGGTTATCCCGCGCCCAGCGGCTTCTTGTTGAAGTTGCAACGGAATTGCGAGAGCTTCCCTTTGTAAGGCTCCTAGACGTGAAGATAATTCAGTTTGGGTTCTACTAAGTTCTGGTATTCTCGCCTCTATTTCCTTTTCCGCTCTAAAGCCTGCCTCACCGACGCGTTCTTCGTAAAGTTTTCGCAATCTTTCATTTATATCTTGAGCTTCTCTTTCGGGTGCAGTTAGTGTTAACTCTGAATTAGGAATCGGCTGAATATTTCCTTGGTTTAATCCCGCTACCGGATAAATCGGTATTTGTTGTGGTATCTGCGGCGTAATCGGCGGAGTAGTCGCCATACTTTCCGCCGTGATCGTTCCTAGATTCATAGCCTCTCTCGTGGGAGCGGGTGTCGGGAGAGTTGTTAGGGATTTTACTAATTCTCCGGTTCTAACATCCACCACTCCCTTGTTGGGATCGTTATAAACCCTGCGACCTGATTCATCTACATAGACATTTGATAAAGCCATATTATACTCCAGCAGTTATCCCGAAATTACTTAATGCCGCCCTTATAGCATTGATAGCGGTTACTGCCGCTTGCGCTTCACTTTGCACATACGAACCACTCGGAGAAGGCGGCGCGCTTATGCCTCCGGCTTGGATCACCGGCGTTACGCCAAATACTGAAATTTTAGAACTGACGGAAGTCCCGATCTTAGTTCCTGTTCCCGTGGCGATTATAATATTTCGACCATCCTGCATTTGAATATTTTTTGAAAAAATAAAGTTATCCGAACGGATAAAATTCAAAACGCCTTCTAAAATTTTGACTCTTTCTTTTAATAACGCGAGTTCTTCTTCCATGATTTATTTTATTCTTTTATCGCCTCATAAGCACGTTTGCCGGTAATTTCTTCTTTGAATGAAAGCCCCGTGATCTCGGCTCCTCCAGTGCTTAATATCTGAAACTCGATCTCTTTATAATCTTTAGGAAGCGCGGCGCCGGAGCTTTCAATATTCACGGCTGATTTGGAGATGGAACTATCTGTGGTGTTAGTTAAAATTGTTGTAAAAGAAGTTTCTTCATCTTTTCGGTATTTTACCGTAACGCTTCCGGCCGCTGGCAGATATTCGTGCATAACCGTAATTCCAGTCAAATCTTTCTTTAGGGAACTATCTCCAGCGTTAAAGCGTTTGGTTTCACAAATGGAATTATGGGAATATGTATCCGCAGTGTCCTCGGTCTTATCCAAAGCCACGGAGCCGCCGTTAAGCTGGTAAGAAGCGAATAAATAATCTCCCACTACGATAAAATTATACAACGAATCAGCTATATTAGTCGTGGTATTGTTGCCTAATGTCCTCTCATGCACTAATCCAAACGGAGCCGAAGGCGAGGAACGCCCGAAACTCCACACGCCCGTTCTGACCGCTCCGTTAAAATGAATCAACGCCATGAAATAAAGGCGATTATCCACTTTTTGTTTGGCAAGGGAAAGTTTTAAGGTATTACGCGATCCGGATATCAATTCCATTAATTTTTCCATTCGATTGCCGGCGTAATATCTGAAAATTAACCTGTCTTTGAATGAAACAATATTATTGGGAATACCGACAAATGAAGATGGAGTGCCGCCTTTTTGGGAAATAGCGATCAAATATCCATCCACTTCTTCCAAAACCATTATAATCCCATCTCCGCCGTCTATACTTTCCGAAAGAGTCGTTAGGGTAGCATCCCTATCCCAAAGAAAGATTCTTGAATTTCCCACTCCCGAAGTTGGGGCGACCGCTATGGCGAGCTGATTCCCGTATTCGCAAATCGAGGTGATAAAATAATGAGTTGGAAGCGTAAGCGCGGGAGAACTATCCGCCCACACGCCATTGTTATTTTTAATAATTATATTATCCACCGGAATATAAAGAATATCATCTTTGGAATGCACCAATCCCTGCGCCACTGTGGTAAAAGTTATCGCGTTAGTGGTGGCTTGTTCATCAAATGCTACGGAACCCGCGGGATCATAAGCCCAAATAGCATTGGTTTTAGCTCCGAAGATCAAACCTACTCTTTTATAATAAATGAAAAGATTAAAGCTGGTCGTTCCGGAAGCTGACTGATGGTTCCCAGTATTTCCCCAGTCATCATCATCCAGATCACCTGCCGCGAGTATTGTCAAATTCTTATAAAGAATTTCCGCCGTGTCCGCGCCTGATTTAATTCCTAAAGCATACAAACTATAATCCGTGCCACTTCTCAAAGCAACACAGAAATTCTTTTTTTGACTCGTAGCCGCCGCGTCATCTCCCGATTCACTTGAACGGTACGGCGTCATTCTTCGGGGATTTGAAAGAATGTCAAAATTAGAAACCATAGCACTGGTATTTCCGGCTGGATCGCGTGGATCGTTCGTAATTCCGCCATCGAATCGATTTATAATTGTTTCGATTTGTTTTCCCATTTAATTTTTTGAACCATAAATAGTAATTTTCGACCCCGAATCGAAATTATTATTGCCCGCCCGCACGGTAACGGAAGTTATCTGAACTGATGAATTATTCCAAGTGCCGGAACCTTCGATCATATCAGGCGCAGTGCTTGGAGGACTATTCCCAGAAGTGCAATTCCAAGTCAGATATTTTGGTTCAATCGGATGATTAGTAATATCCACCCAACAACTTCCCCCGCCGGAGTTGTTTGTTTCATCTATTCCTATCATGGGTTTCGTGGTGGATGCCGCGCCAGCCGCAGAATTACGGCTGAATTGATAGGCGTAATTCGCGGCGGTATCCAAATTAAATTGCAGACTGGTAAAACCTAAATTTGATTTTCCAGCAATCGCGGAATTTCCGAGATTTTGAATGATAATCTTTAAATGTTGGCGTGCGGGAAAGTTTGAAATCGTTACGGTATTAGATGCGGTTGAAATAGTAAATTCTCCTATAATATTCCAATCGGGATAAGCCCAGCTCATTTGAGCAGTGGTGGAACCCACATTCACTCCGGCAAGAAACATGGGGGAGCTTGAAGCGATAGTTGTGGTGGCCGCAGGCCCACCGGAAGGCCAACCTATTTCCACTCCATTTATCGTGGTGGTGGCGTAAGTGATGGTGGTGGTGGATTGAAAAGTCGTGTTATTGCCGAAACGATGCAAACCCGTCCAGTTATAACTTCCCGCTAAATCTATGGCCGAGGTTGTCCACGTCGGAGCCGTTCCATTCCCCTGCGAGGTTAAAAATTGGCCGGATGTTCCAAATCCGGTTACGGTTTTTAGCATTGTCGTTCCGTTCCCCAGAAGCACCTGGTTGGAAGAAAGCGTGGTGGAACCCGTGCCGCCCTTGGCTACGGTAAGGGTAGTGCCATTCCACGTTCCAGTGGTGATCGTTCCGATTGATACCAAATTTTCAAGCGTAGTAATGGAGGCTACCGAGGTAGTGCTTACTTCCATTTTATCCCTATCAAGATTACTAAAATTCGTGTTGATGACACCCCTGGAACCCGAAAGCGTGTCAGTGCCTTGTATAGTCGTGATAGTTGTTCCAAATTTTTGTTCTTGTACCGGGCCAAACTTTTCAATAAATGAAAGAGGGGTATAATTATACGCTCCCACCGTGGTAATAAGAGCGATTGCCGCTGAGACGAGAATATTAAGTAAAATGGACATTAGTTCTTATCTTCATTCGTGATAGTTAAGGTATTTTTCGACTCTTTTGTTATGGGAAAACCCGGTAAATCCCAAGTTCCTCTGGCTTCATCCCAAGTCATTTCGGCCTCATCCCAAGTTACGGTGGAGCCGGTCTTATCCTCGTTCGTGATGGTCATATTATTTTTATCTTCGGGAGTTATGGAAATTGTCATATTTATATATGATTTATCGGAGCCATGGTCATAATTTGACGCTTGTCTTTTTCCCTTTTTCCGAAATGTTTCATCATGTCTTTCACGCCTTCATCCCATTTCTTTTCAAGCCAAGCCACGCGGTCTTTCTTGTAAGCCATGGCGTAGGGAATGGCGGCATAATAACAAAGAAGGATATGGAAAGGAGAAGGTATGCCGGGTTGCTGGGTCGTATCGGTAGTAGTAAAGAGATCGGCCGTGCGCTGAAACCAAATTCTTAATCCCGCAGTCAAAGTTACATCATCCGTATCTGGGGCTGGATAAAGAATTACAGTATTTCCTAATTTATCGTAATATTCCGGTCTCCCTTTATTTGGATTGCCGCTCGAATCAATCCCAAAATATTCTTCCGGCGACATTTCCAAATCCAAAGAATCTATCGGTTTTATTTTATAATATCTAGCCGGAGAGTTGTCATCCAAAATTTCTATCATTTGGATATTCAGATATTCCGAAGCGAAAGAATAAGTTTCTTGGCCGTCCACTAAATTACCCGTGCCCCTAGGGAGAGTCGTGTAATTAGTATCATCCCATTGCCAATCTCCATCGGCTTCGAGGATTTTACCGATCAGAGTTTCATAACCGGCGTTTATGCGTCTAGTTACCGCGGCAATCGGGTAGGAATTAGAATCAGCGTCCACTAAATCGCGGGTTTCGGAGACTAAATCAAGATTTGTACTATGGCTGTTAAACTGCATAAATTTCCTTAGCTTTATCCCCTGTCACAAGCAAGGGATAAAAGAAAGAGATTATGCCACATTCACATCGAAGACCAACCCTACATGAGCTGTCGGAGTGAGATGACCGATATCCACTCGGCTGTAATAGGCCACACCAGAAAGATTGTTGTTTGAACTTCCAGCAGGAAATTCAATCGTATGTGCTTTCCCGTAAACGGCTTTCAACACACCGAGTCTTTGGATTTTCTTTACTCCAGCGAGAAGATGATTAGCAGTATGATCATTTGACCAAAAATGATCCATACCCATATATCTAAGTCCTTCTACTGTACCCGCTTTTAACGCGGCATCCGCCGAATTAAATCCATTAGCCTGTACGAACGCTTCAAGAATTTCAAAATCAGCCGCTCGCCATACGGAGAACGAGCCATTTTGATTCATGAAGAACTGACCATTGCCTTCACGAATTTCCCTCTTTATGCCTCGGATAATATCGTCAATGTTGGAAGCGGAAACTGTGATGTTCCCCGCGCCTCCGCCGATTGACGCGTTATCGAAGTCAGTCCAAGAAGCGTGCTGGGCGAGAAGATTTGCTTCTATGAATTCATTGAGTAAAGCCCCAATCCGGTCAAAAATCTCCATCGGTTTTGTCCAAGGAGATTGAGCTAGATCGCCCCAATCAACGAATATCCCCAGATCTCTGGGTGTATCAAGAGTAAGAGTTTCCGCAGTTTCAGTAACGTCCGCGATTATAAATCCCGTTCCCTTAGTTACGGTAGTAACTGTTGGATTGGACATTCGCGAAGTAGAAATTGCCCGCGCGTTAGTGTAAATAACGTCGCAAACTTCTTTCCATGTTTGAGGATGATCCAATCTATCTTGGAGTACATCCTCGTAAAGAGTTTCGTAAGTAATTGTATTCGCCACTTTTCGATTCTTACTTTCTAAGAATCAAGCGAAATGGCTAAAGCGACCAAACGGGTTTATCGTTATAAAAACGATTTTATTCGTTATAGAATTTTGAACCTTCCTTTGATTTCGCCATCATCGCGCGAGCGAGATTGGCGCGGAGTTTTCTGTTTTGAGGAGTCTTTTCGGGAAGTTCGCCTTTAGCTATCCAATAATCGGGAGTGTCTTTCGCTCCCGAAACGCCGCCTTCTCCTTTAATGCCGGATGTGGCGGCTTGGTTGGCTTTAGCAGTTCTCATGGTTTCGATTTCCGCTTTAACAAAGGGATGATCTACTAATACATCCAAGGGTTTTTTAGTTTCTTCTGACCATTTTTTGAAAAGTTCTATCTCCTCCGAATCAGTAAAACCCGCTGAACGCAGGAAGGTTTTTTCCAATAGCCCAAATTCGTTTGATTTGTCTTTTGTATCTGAATCACTTGTAATTTTAAGTTGTGCTTTGAGTCCCGCTATTTCAGATTCGTATTGTTCTTTCATTGTTTTGCGAGAATCTCTATGACGTGAGATTTTATTCTCCAACTCCATTACACGAGATTTCAGGTCGGTTGAATCGTTAGAAGGTTCTAAATCTTCTAACTCATCAATCTTGTCATTTTCGTTTGCCATGGTGAAATGATAACCGGATTCACTAATTTTGGTTAGCGATAACCAGTCAATTATTTATAAGTTAATTGAGAACCTGTGCCTTTTTAGTGAGAGGCATAACTCAAATTATTTTATTCTACCGCTTCAAATGTCGCGTTACATTGCCCAACGGCTTGCGAACTCATGTTCGCACCCTGCCCAGCGGAGAAAGCCACACCAAGCACAAAAAATTGATTAGGCGTGAAAAATACCGGAGTCGTAGTGGCATCAGTCGTAGAGGCTACCATTGTGAATAGACCACCCATAGGAGCTCCAGCTCCTCCGGATGGGATATCGAAGCGTCCTCCGATTGAAGTTGTAGTAGCGAAAGCAGTTGCGGCTCTTGCCATATTAACTCTCAATCCTATTGCTCCTGTAGTCGTGGCCGAATCAAAGTGAGCCACCGCGCTCACTAATGTTGAAGTAGCAGATGGGGATTTAATTGCGCAAGGAGTAGTCGTGCCCGTAAGCATGACTACCTGATTGTAATATCTCTTGACGCCATTTACTCCCAGATAAGGCACGAATAAATCTGGCCCCGGTGATGCTCCCACTTGCTCTTTAGTCTCTTTTACTATTTCTCTTACGGTTTGCACACTGTCTGAATCTAGCGAAGCAAGCCCTAGAACGGTGACTAACGCAACCGCGAGGGCGACTACTCCGCTTAATAAAACTGGTTTAGCATTCATTTTATTTTCTTTTACGCGAAGCACCTAGCTTCGCTTTTGGTTGCTTGCTCGACCTTTTAACCCTCACGGGTTCTTCTAAATCTGCTGATTTTGCTAGTTTCGCCTCTCGCGCCAATCTTTCCGCTTCTTCTTTGGCTTCTTCGGCTAGTTTATCTTTTAACGAATACATTTTCGCGTTACCAAATTTTTGACTCATAATTTGTTTTCCTTATTATTCGACCAAAATTCCCTTAATTATTTCATCTTCTTCATCATTTTTTGAGCTTCCTTCTTCATTCCTTTGCCCATTTTCATTTTGGGCATCGTCGTTTTCTTACTTTTTGTGCCGTGTTTCATGTTACCTAAATTCTGAAACTGTTATTGTTGTAGTAGAGTCGTAACTAACCGCTCTCATTATTCCGCATCCGTAGAGGTCAGAATCATACGCGATAGTGGTACTGGCTCCTTGGACATGGCCGTATTGATTGGCGAAATCCGGAGCTGATTTGGAATCGAAAGTAATCAATATGGATTTTCCCTGCGTGGAAACCACTCTGGAAGTGCAAGATGGGGTGCTGGTGGCGAAAAGAGTTACATTAGTGCTGGTACCGATACTAACTGTCGCGCTGGTGGCCATTATGGCACCAGACCCCTGAAAAGCGGCGCCGGAAGTATCATCCGGCCTTCTCAAGAACAGAAACAAAACTCCAATAACCACAATGGCGCCTAAAAGCAGTAAATTTATTCTTTCATCTTTTTTATTAATTATATTATCCATAATCAATTATAGGAGTTACATTTGCGACCTTTGACCAATTTAAATCTAAACTAAATTTGTGGGTTGCTCTTTATTTTCTTCTTCGTCTTGCAGACGTTGCAACGCGTTAAATCCGTCCTCAAGAAATTTTACGGCAAGCCGACTGGCGGCTAGCACATTGACATCAAATTTTATTATATCACTGCTTAAAAAACTTCGCAAAAAAACTTTTTTAAGAGCTTCAATGGTTGTTTTATCTTGCGCTAACTTTTGGAGTCGCCCTTTTTCGTTTTCGTTGAGGTTGATCATGTCATTCCTTTACCCGTCATTTCTTGCATTGGTCTTAAATCGGGCGCGCCTTGTCCCACTCCCTGTCCCGTTTGAGATGGTGGAGGAGTATACGAAGCTAACTCACCCAACTCTAAGGGAGAAATGCCGGACGCTTCAAGAATTTTATTAAATAGTTTCAAAGCCACCGGATCTTGTCTCATCTGCGGGGTGGCCATATATTGGCGCAAAACATTGACTAATTTATCTACCATCATTGATAAATCTTTTTGTTTTCCGGCTATTACGACTTTGACGGCCAGTGGAGCGTCCTTAAATTCATCTTTTAGGATTTCGATAAATTTCTTATTGCCTCCCTGCCTGAATGTTTCTTTGATTAAAGTTTTATGTGCTTCTATTTCCTCTTCAGTTACTATCTCGCCACTTAGTATCTTTTCTTTTACGAATTTATTGGCTTTATTTATGGCTAATCTTTCTGAAACCATAAGCATTTCATCTTCCGAAAGAGTCGAAAGGAATTTCTTGCCCTTTACGATTTCTCTTTTAATATGAGGAATAATCCAATCTTTGTAGATTTCTTCAATGAATTTAGCGAATTTGCCTTTGCGGTATTCGTGAAGTCCCTTGCCTTCGAAAACCACGCGTTCCTGAAGCCGAAAAGGAGTGCCGGCCGGAGGTTGTTTTCCTAAAAGGGGTTCAGTAGCTCCTCCTATCTCTCGGGCATGATTTTCCCATTCTCCAAGCGCTTGAGTGAATAATTGAATATTGGGAGAACCTGTGGGAACTTGAGCGATACCTCTGGAATCCTTAGATACTGTGGTTATTTCAAGATTTTTGAGATTGACGATTTTCTGGCGGTTGGCGTAAGCGTCGTCATCCGTCCAGAGAATTACCTTGGAAGCGGCTTTCAGCATTTCTGTTTTATGAATCTCGGCAAAATTAGTCCAAATCTGGGCATCAAAAAGTTCTTCCACTCCTCCAAATCCAAGAGCGCGATTATAAAGTTCTTCGGGATTATGGAATTTATACACTTCCTCCGTTTCTTTGGAACGATACAGGGTCTGCCCCACTTTCCCTTTTTCATCGTTATAAAAAGCTATTACCTGAACCTGATTAACCATATCCTCCATTTTTCCTTTTTCGTTCAGATAAGCCGCGGGCATTTGGCCTCGAACGATATAAACCTCGATATTCTTGCCAGTAAGCGGATTTTTCATGGAATCAGCCGTCGTGGCTGGGTCTTTTTCACTTTTAGCTAGGATAATTAATTCATCTAAACTTATCGTGGCTCCGTTTTTAGGATCGCCCCAGCCAGATTTGGCTTTGGTTCTTAATTTATCGGGCGTAAAATTGAATTTCAATCCTATGGGACCACCTAAAATATCAGTCTGATCGCAAAAAGCTATGGATTGAAGCGGAATCCACTCCGGCACAGGCCCATCACCTTTTTTAACCAAACATCCGCCTAGATCAATCTTTTCCTCTTTGGCCTTATCAAAAAAGGTGTCTAAATCGTTTTCAACCACGAAAACATCGTCATGGTATTTTTTAACTAGGAATGAGAGATGGAATTTATCGGGGTCTTCAACATAAATAACCGAATCTTTCACGTCTATATCCTCGGCTCGGTAGCGAAGACGGAGAATTGGAAGGACCACCATACGAAATGGGGGTTTAAATTTGGGATCGTTTGAAGCGGTTAAAAACTTTCCGTGCTTAAAAGATACGCTCATTTGAATATGCGTGGGCATATTCCAGCTGTAGTTGTCAAAAATCTCCACATCACTAGTTTGGTAAGCGTTTTCTTCCTGCTGAATATATGAATATATTGTTTCGGGAAAGTTCATTCTTTAATTAAAAATCAAATAATGTGCTGATTTGTTTTAACGCTATTTGCTTTCCGAGATCGCCTCCGGGGCCGAAAAGACGCCTTACTAGCGGCCCCCCGATTATCTTTTCCCTTCTAATATCGCCCTTTTCAACAGTTAAAATCCCAACACCTCTATGGATATCGGGATTAAGATTTTGGATAGCTTCCAAGGCGGTTTTTCCTTCGGCGGTGTAAATCTTGCCGAAAATAGAAAATGTGGCTTTGTAAACTTGTTTTTGTGTACTCCCCAAATTTTTCTTTTTTCTCGGCATTATATTAATCTATATTAACCCTTTATAATCTATGTAATTTGTACCCGGCATTATTGGGAGTTCGTCAAATCTAGGCGGACGTTTCTTGGGCGGACGATTCTTGAATTTCTCATCAATAGCGGCGGCGATAGCTTTTACTTCTACGATGCAGGTCTTGCAGTACCCATCCCCAAATGTATCTTGTTCATTTTCCGATTCATACTTCTGAGCGCATTTCATGCAAACGCAGGGATAAACTATGTTTTTATTTTCTTCTTTCATCTTAACGTAAGCCAAGGGAATGCTTTTTCCCAATTTAACATATTTTTATAATTTTCAAAAATCTCCTCACCGGCTTTTATATCTCGCAGGGCGGTATCGTCTTTCTCGTCATAATTAGGAATGTCTGAATGGTTCATAAAAGCCAAAAGTCTTTGATCAAAGTTAGGGGACATAAAATATCTTCCATTCACCACCTGCGGCCAGCGACCCATAATGATTTCTCGCACTTCTGGAGGAATTTCTTTGAGAGCCGCGAGAGTGAGAGTGAACCACGCTGGTCTTGTCCATAGAGCTGGTTGGACATATAATTTCTCACCTTTTTTAATATCCCTGATGGCAAATACCCCAATGCCATGAATATTTGAAGGAGCTAACTTGCATTTGACAGTGCTAGAAAGTTCCATTATCTGCTCCGATCTCGTTAAACCTGTCATTTTTTAGTCTTATTCCATTTGAGATAATCGCTTGGATTAGCCAAACCCATCTTGGCTTTTTTAGCTTTCCATGCCATAACCTTTTCGGCGCAAGAATGACATTTAAAGAAGTCCCCTACCTCGGCGTGGGAATGACCAGTAGCGAGAGTTTCAATCAAATCCTTTCGCATTCGATCTTTCAGGGTTTCTCGTTTAAAAATTTCAGTTTTCATCAATAAGCGGGATTAATTTCTTGTTTTGGTCTTGGTTTGGCGACGTGTTTGCAACTTTCCCAACCTTCCCGACAGCATTCGGGGATATATACGATCAAACTGCCGGATTTATCTGCGATCTTTCCGGTATTATCGGCATCTGTGATAATATTTCTTTCCTCGTTATGATCGGAGTCAGTGAACATATCGCATATCTTATCGCGTCAAGGGCATGATCGTTGCCATCTTCGGCTTCGTTCAGCATTTTACCATTCTTGTCAATAACCCACAAGTAATTGCGATATTCTTTAATGAGATTGACGCTTTGCTTAGTCATACTCACACGTTGATCTTGCACGACATTGATTCCGTATTTCTTAGAATCCTTACCTTTATGAGTTGGGAGAATTGAGATACCGTAACTTTTAATTTCATCTATGCTTTTGGGTTCGGCAGAATCCGCGATCACGAGTTTTGGAGGAAGATTCTTTAAAATATCCGCTATTTCCTTATTTGCAAGGCCTTTTTGATAGGTTATTTCATCTAAGATATAACTTCCATTCCAGTAATAGAGAGCGATTATAGCAGTAGGATCGTTAGTATAACCGAAGTCTAGGCCGTAGCGTTCGAGACGAGCCTCATGTGGAATTTTATCTATAATTTTCCAACCTGTGTAAATCCTGCCTTCCACCTCCCCAAGGAGGCCGAGGCCAAAAACCTTATACCAACCCTCACGATTTTTGCGTTGTTCTATTGATTTTAATATTTCAGGCGGTATAGCTTCATTGTCTTGAAAGTTAAGCACTATATGTTCCACGTCATCGCGCTTTCCAAGAACATCAGTATAGAACCAAAATTCACTTACTGGATTCCAGTCTAAGAAGATATATTCTTTAGTGCGGACTTCAAGTTCATCGAAAGCGGTGAGGGTTACGTTATTGGCCTCATTCAGAAAGAGTCTATCACGGCGACTTCCTCGGAGTTTATCGGCGTTTGATGGATCAGCTCCGAAGAACTCCATCTGACTTCCGGTTTCAAAAGTATAAATACGATCTGTTTCATGCCATCTATTATCATTCCAGTAATTATGGGCTTTCATGATATTCTTAAAATCCCGCAATGCTCCGGTCTTTATATGCGGGACTGATTCAGAAACTACGCTGGTTACGGTGGGAGTTTTATCCGATTGGGCGGCGTTTATCAGGTAAAGAAGAATGGAGATAGTTTTAGAAGCTCAGTGCCTCCTTGAACGGCGCGAATCCTACTCTTTAATTTCTGTATTTTCCTTAGGGCTGTCGTTGGCTGATACATTTTCTAAAATTGGAATGGGTTTTCCACCAGAAGTTACATCAATGGAATCCCCAAATTCTTTTCTGCGTTTTTTCTCAAGATATTTGAAAGCGTAGTGAGGATCGGAAAGTGCTTGAACAGCAGTTTGACGAGCTTTTAACACAGGCTTTTGCCTTAAATCGTCTATTTTGCTACGAAATTCGGGATATCTTTCACTATATCTATAAAAAGCCTCACGAGAAATCTCTGCGTAACTGCACGCCTCCTCTATCGTTCCGTCAATAGCAAAAACCTGTTCTAGTTTCGTTACAACCGAATTCTCGTCTTTTCCATCGAACCACGGCCTACCTACTGGATTTTTACCGTTTTTTTGTTTGTGTAATCTTCCCATCTTTGAATAATTTGTCCACAGATTTTCCCCTTTAATCATTGACCTTTGAGATGTTATATGTTATTGTATCTAGATGATAGATTATAGAAGTAAAATACTTAATATACGTTATCTTATACTAAAAAAGAAGATTACTTATGAGGAAGGCAAAAAACTTGCCCAACCTCTTATAATTAAAATGAATAAAATAAATAAAGAAATTTCTATTAAACATAATATGCGTTACAAACCGTTTACTTTTAGTTATCTGATTCGTTAAGGTTTTTTGAAAATTATTATATATTCATGGCATTTTACAGTACGTTTTAAAACATAATCTTTTCTTCTTAATCTTATCTTTTGAGATAAAACTTCTGCTACCACAAAATCCCATAATTTAAATCCTACCATTTCTGACCATTCTATAATATATTTTTGTACGGGGATTAAAAAACCTTTTTCCCGTTTATCATTTATAGTAATCACACACAATCTATCATTTTTTAGTACTCGAAAATTCTCTTTTTGTAATTTTATAAAATTCTTACCAAATATATCAATATTCTTATTACCTATTTCATGATCTTCTTTACTGTATTTTTCTTCATCTAAAAAGGGAGGATTACAATATAAAAAATCAAATTTTTCATCATCAAATGGCAAATCCATTCCATTAGCTTTTATTATTTGATAATTACCTATTTTATTAAAATGTCCTTTTAACTTTTCATACTGTTTTTTTCCATGTGTAATTGCAGTATCCCATATATCAACTCCAATACCTGAAAATCCATGTATCACAGCAGATGAAGCGAAAGTAGACCACCCACAACAATTTTCAAGAAAGAAATCGCCTGCCCGCATATAAGTTTTTACTATACGCCTTATTTCTTCTAGATTAGTTCTACTGTATTTCTGTCTAACTAGATTCTGTTTTTCTTGCACTGGTAATTCAATCCAATAATCAAAAAATTCGGAATTTTCATTTTTTATATCTTTCCAGAAAGAAGATAAACTGTATCCTACTAATTCATTAATACCATCTCCTATATCATCATTATAGGTTTTTAAAGGGTTCCAGCCCTCTGCTATTCGCAAATCTCTGTCAAATCCCGTCAAATCGATCATTTCGGTATCTAATCCTTTCAGTTCTTCAATAACTAAATTCATATTCCAATCGGATTCGTTAAGTTTATTATCTGCGAGGCGGTAAGCGTTAGCCTTTTCTTCTGAAAGGGAAACCTCTAAAACAGGCACGCTCTTTAATTTGAGCATTTTAGCGGCTTCATACCGAGCATGACCGACTATGATCGTGCCTTTCTTATCTACAACGATTGGTTGATTAAAACCAAATTCCTTAATACTAGCCGCTACTTGCTTGATTTGATAAAGCGGATGTTTTTTGGCATTTTTAGGATAAGGTCTTATCTCATCTATATTTCTATCTTTCATTTCTTTTTTCTCGGCGCTCGTTTAAATCCCCCCGTGGCGTAATAAGCTCTGACTTGTTTCGTAGTATATTTTCTTCCACTTTGTAAATGGCATGATTAGTGGCTCTAAATCTTATTAAATTCGTGTCGGCCTTTAAAAATACAATAATTCTACTTATCCACCTCCAACTAAAAGAAAGATGTTAATAAATTAATAAATATCTCAACTTTCAGCCATATCATTTTCTACCCAATATCGCCAATGAGATTCCAAACCATAGGGAGTTCCAAATTTCGTTTTTATTCCAATAATTTCTCTAAGCGTAGGATAGAATTTGAGATAACGCAATTTAAACTTTATCTTTTTGGAATTATATCCTTCTTGAAACCAACGTAAAATAATCCAATCTCTTTCGTAATATTTGGTTGGGATTTTAGATAGTTTCATGTCTTTCTTGTCTTGGCTTTGTGGATGCTCCGAGGTTTTCTCTAAAAATCGGAGCGTCCGCGAAACAAAGAGCTATTTGCGAATTTCGGGCATGGCATTAGTGCCCTCGAAAAGCGTGCATTTGAGCTTGAGTACCACTTCTTGGTGGTTGTTCTCGCTAGTGTGGGCTTCTCCGCGAGCGGCCAGACAACCTACGGCCTTCAGGTCTACCATCATGGCGTTGAAATGAGCCTTGAGGCCAGTTTCTGCCACTTGCGACCAGTGAAGCGTGCGAGTGGCCTCGACCTCTTGGCCGAAAACGAGTCTAGCGGCCAGAAGCAACCCGAATATTGATATCACGCCAAAAGCGAGCCTCGTCAGCTTCCTTTCCATCTTTCTCCTCCTTTTCCTTTCCGTGTTTCTTTTCTATGTGAAGAAGTTTTCTCGTCAAAGACCCGAACCAAGAATCACAGAAGTCGCACTTATACATCGCCCCTCCGCATGGAGAAAGAGAAAACGTATTCCCTCTCTCGTTTGAATAAAGAACTCGGCGCAGAATTGACACCACCACACGACAGTTTCTTGCTCCTCGAAAGTAGGCATACCTTCGGACTTACAAGAAGGACACTTAAGGAACTCCACTATTCACCTCCCTTCTGGATATATTTTCCTACCAATTCCACGTTTTCTTTCAGAATCACGTCAATCTCATCCATGAATTTGTCTGCCGCCTCCCGTACCTCCTTTCCCTTCGCAGATACAGCCTGCGTGCGTGCTTTGTCCGCAACCACTTCTTCCACGATTTCATCTTTGCGGCTATCATGCCGTTTCCTTTCCTGTGTACGCGCCATCGGTGAACCTCCTAGCTTTGCCGCAGAGTTTATTGATGGCTTCCGTTACTTGACGCACCTCCTTAGCGGTGGGGAAGTCTTGGGCATAATTGCCTTCTCCGTGGAAACAGGAATCGCAAAGGAATTTCCTCGAAATGGGGACTGAAACAGAAGCGTAACAACATGAGCACATTATTCGATGGAGTTTAGGCCGCCTACCGTATTCGTATGCTCCGGCCATGGCTACCTCCATCTGTTAAGGTACACCGCTTTAATCATCACATCCTTTTGCTTTTGGCATTTAACGCAGGTGAGCTTGATAAGGATAGCCCATTCCATCATGTAATTATCCTTATCCGGCTTCATTTCAGCTCCGCAAACGCAAAGGAACTTAATGCCGTTAGGCATTTTACCCTCCTCTCCCTTATCGCATTGACTTATTTTACCATCTCTTTGAAATTTATTTAAGATGTGCTATATTGAATTATCCCCTTCGGGGATTTTTTGTTGGGATTATTCTTAAAAATACCCTATGAAATATGCGTTATTGGCTTTACTTATTCCGCTTATATCGTTTGCTTCCGGAGATATTGAAAAAGAGAATCAGATCGTGGATTTTCTCTCCTATTGTGAGTCTCGTCATAACTCGAGGGCGATAAATCCTAAGGATAGCGATGGCACCGCCTCTTGGGGACGCCTACAATTCAAAATAGGGACATTGAAAAGTTTTGGGGTTTTATATGGTTTATTAAAAGAGTCGGATAACGCTTGGGATTATAGGTTTGATAGTATGCTTCAAGAAAATATATTGAGGCGCATGATCCGAAATAAAGTTAATTTGGCTAGCCAGTTCCCAGCTTGCTGGAAAAGATATTTAAACGGAGCAAGAGTGCCGGACGAGAATAGATTTTAACTCCCAATAAATTAACTGCTGACTTATTCATTGAGGCGGTAAAAAAGGTCGAAGGGTAAAAGTAAACTAACTATGAAAAAAATAAAAACTATTTTTGATAGGGACTGGAATGGAAATAGGAGAGTGGTTGATAAATACACAGATGGTTTTTCGCCAGATTTACTCATTGGGGCAGTTGCTACTGAAAAACTAGATGGAATGAATGTAAGAATCACGCTCCGAAATCATCTTTGTGTAAGAACAGAAAAGCGGAGAAATCCCGATAAGATACAGAAACAAAAAGGCATAGAAGAACCTTGGTATAAGGATGCCGATGAATATTCGCCAGAAGACAAATGGATTTTTGACGGAATAAAAAATACCGATTTTTCAAATCTTTCTGATGGGGAATGGTCGGGCGAGCTAGTAGGAACGAACATACAAGGAAACTCTCTTAATCTTGAAAACAATCGGATAGTTTTCTTTTCTCTAAATCAAGCCCCAGTATTTGAAAATGTTCCGATTGATTATGAGGGATTAAAAGAATGGTTGCCCGCACAGAAAAGTAAATACGGAAAGGATTGCGGAATTGAAGGAATTGTCTGGCATACGAACGCTGGCGATATGTTTAAAATAAAGGTCAAGGATTTTTTTGGAGATAAGGATAGATTTTAATACGCCGAGATTAACTCCATAATTTCGGCCATTTTTGGTTGAGAAACTTTTGTTTCTTAGGTCGTTTAATCAAAGAGAAGTTAAGCTGGCCTTGGGAATGAAAATTCCCGCGGATCGA